TATATAGAAAAGCCTTCGCCAGTGGTATTTCTTCGCATTGGATAAAAGAATATAAAGAAGTGTTGAAAGTACCAGGTTGGCAATTTGTAACAGAAAGCACGATTGATAATGTATTATATGTACATGGAGAAGGAGGAACAGCCATAACAAAAGCAAAAGTATTATTTCGTTCAGTAGTCGCAGGACATACGCATACTAAATGCTATATTGAATACATAAACAATATTTTTGGGATGCAAGTAGGATGCGGAATTGACAAAGAAGCCTACAGCATGGCATATGCAAAGAACTTTGCGCCACCTCAATTGGCTTGCGGAGTAGTTTTAGAGGGAAAACTACCAATAATAGTAAAAATGTATGAATAAAGTAATAAACTTACATATATACGATTGTAAAATAAACTTTATTATCTCAAATGATATAAGCAAAGAGATAAAAAGAATATCAAAGAAGCATAAAGAAAACTTTACACTAGATAGTTATGTTGAAGGCATTGTTTTTTATTTCAATATATCTGAATACTTTATAATTATAAACGATATATATTTAAAACATAACACAATTGCTCATGAGATATATCATTTAGTCAATAAGATAACGATTAATAGAGATATAACAGACGAAGAGGCACAGGCGTGGTTATGTGGTAATTTAACAGAAATAATATATACTTACTTAAAGCACAATAAAATAATAGTCAGATGATTAAAACAATAACGAAAGAACAAAAGAAAATACTAATTGATAATAGAAAGATTATAATTGATAGTCAACATAACTACACAAACAATGAGTTAAGCATACTTTACAATTTACACAATGAAATATATAAGACGAATAAAATACCTATAAATTGTAAGTCTTGCATACAAATGGTAATTATTTCACTACAAAAGGCACTATCTAAAATTATATAATATGGAAAAGAAAAAAACATACTTAAGTGATATAGCGTTACAGCACGAATATATAAAGCTATTTGAAGCAGGTAATACTGAAAATACTAATATTTACAATAATATAAAACAAAGATTCACTATTGCAAAGTCTAGGCACATCAAAATATATTACAAAGCGCTTGAAGAGTGGTCAAAATTTAAAGATATTGCAATAGCTAAACAAATAGAAACAAACACAGCAATAAGCCTAAAAAGTGGCTTAAAATCAAAAATAGAAAGGTTATTAC